TCACGACGTATTTCTTTGGTGCTCATGTTGGTGAGCATGGCGTCTGTTCTCAAACTTGTGAGTTCTTCACTCAGTTCTAGTGTAATGTACACACCACTCATGCCCTGTTGCAACCAGTTCAGTGCAATGTTCATCATCACAAGACTCTTGCCCGATCCTGATCCACCTGCAAAGATATTAAGTTCTCCACGGCTGAATCCACCATACAGCAATCGATCCATTTGTGGCCAACCTGTGCTAACTTGTCCACCTGAGTTGAAATACTTGTTGATCCTGGCTGCTGGATCTGCAAAGTAATCTGTGCCCATGTCCTTGGTCAGACTAATCTGCACAGCATCCTTGATCAGTTTTTCCACAGGATCATAGTCACCCTTTTCCAGCAGGTCTGCTGCTTTCAAGATAGCACGTTCCAGTTCTTGACGTCGTGTGAATGCTTCAAACTCGGTCATGAACCAGTCATAGTGACCTTCGTTGAGATCTGGCACTGCATTCAACTTGATGCCGGTGGCCGCAGCAATCTGAGCTCGATCTGGCAAGGTCTTGAACTGTTCTGAATGCTCCTTGATAAATGCAGCGGCAGTTCTTAGGTTGCGATCAAAATTTTCTGGATTGTAAATGTTCTGCACTCGCACATAGCTAGCAGCATCCTCCAGCATCATTTCTAGGAATAGTTTTTGAACATCAGTGCTGTAGTCTTTTAACAAGTTGTTTCCTTTTTAAAACATATTTCTGATAGTCTTTTTGTATCAGTAGGATAGTTATCTAATTCCAATTCTGCCACGTCATATAGATTAAAACTTCTAGAGATTCTATAGTTGATCCAGGCTTCTTCGAGTAAATTAAGAGCCAACGGCATTGGTTGGTTTGATATAATCGACTGCATCACAATCTCACATTTTAGATGACTGTTATAACCTTGATTCCGTGACAAAAATTCCAGGTGCAAATCAACCAATTCTTTAGTTGGAAAAAATTCTAAGTCTACAAATTTAGAAATTTTTTGTAAGTTTTCATTTTCAAAAAAACAATCCAAACTAAAAAAACTCCTAAATTCAAAATCATGACTGTGTGGTGCTGGTTGCCACTTAGTCATCATGTCAATTCCGTGTTCCGGATTATCAAACATAGAATAAAAAAACTTTCGTAATACTGATCTGGGATAATGTTCTTTTTTTCCATACCTTAGACATAACATTTGTAAAAAATTTGAAGCTTTGGGAAGCAAAGACATCTTTTTAAACGTATCTGTTTCTAGATTATCAATATCAATTTTTTGATCACCAGATCGTAAAAAACTATTTGTCACAGCAATTAACATGTCCTCGGGCCGAGGAACGATTCTAATTACCAAATCTGAATTGTTGAACGGGATATTCCAAAAACTATAATGGTTGGCAACAGTAATAGGAGAATAATCTAAATCTGTATTTTTACAGTGGCAAGCACCGTTTTCATTAAACTGCAAACGGGTAATATCATATGGATTTTGATCAACAGCATGATTGATCACTAATTCAAGGTAGTGACCGTGCAAGCCTCCAAAAAAGTCAATTTTTCTTACAGTTTGCATTTTTTGATCAATTTCTTTTTATGCAATTCAATTTTGATTCGGCTGGTTTCTCTAGCAGCAATTATAGTTAGCAATGCACCCAGGCGCCCATACAGTTTGACAGCGTCGTTAACATCCTTGACACCTTCGGGCCAGGCGGGCATGCTCACAGCCCAGCCCAGTTCCACAGCACGATCCACCAGTTCCATGCCTGCTAGATCTTGATCAGGTACCACTGTGATTTCTCGGCCAAGATTGCGAATCAATCGGGCTTGAGCATCACTTATGGTATTGTGCATTAAGGCAAGGCCGCCAATGCTGAGTGCGTCAAAGATGCCTTCTGTCACAATCACCTGAGTCCAGTCCGACCGTTGTAGGTCTGTGCCGAACACATAGCCCGGCTGCATGTCATTGATGTAGCGTGGATTACGATCATCTAGGAATCTGATAGTGTGCCCTACAATGCTGTTGTGATGTGTGAATGGTATGATCACTTGATCACGACTGGGCCAGGCACGTTCTGGATTTGTTTGTGTCATCACAGGATAATCATCTGGTACACATCTTGATTGCACATAGTCTCTGTGCAGTCCTGTATCGCCAATCAGTTCAGCAAATGGCGGCAGGTCCCGTTCTTCAAACTTGATATCTGCTAGAACATCTGCGGTGCGTTGTCTATCATCAATAATGCCATGTATGCTGCGATGACGCAGGCTTTCAAGATTGGTCAATTCTATTTCACGGTCAGGCACACCCAACCAACTCAAGAGCCTGCGGGCCTTGAAACTTACAGTACGGCCAAGGATAAAGCTAGCGGTGTAGTTGCAGTTGAAGCAATGCCAACTCCAACCCTGTTCAGATGTTTTGAGGCCGCCGCGACTTCTGCGATCTGGTGTATGACCGTTGTGTTCACAACACACAGCATTAAAACTGATCCAGCCCGATGCACTAGATTTTCTCTTGGTGGGCAAGTATCCGAGAATGTCGAGCATTCTTACATTGTAACATCATCTATGGTAGAAATCAACTTATCTGCAATCATTATATGTCCTATTTCGTTGGGATGACCGCCTGGCATGACCAGTTCTTTTTTTTGATTGCCTGGGTGATCGCGAAACCATATGGTGGTAGAGAATCCTGGCCATATCTGGGTGGGCAAATCCAGTTTGACATCTTCAGGCATGATCTGGAACTGCATCATTTGAAGATTGCGTCTGGCAGCAATACCGTCAAAGCTCAGTAGGGTTTGTTGATAATTTAGCCTACACAATTCTAGGCAGTTGGTCAGTACCAGTTGTTGCTTGACCATGGTTCTGAATTCTTGCGGAACCACACTGCTACCGTATTCCACCCAGGTTGAGTGTATGAATCGGTTCCAGGGAGGATCGTTGGCATAACTCACATGATTAGGGTCGTAAAAACTCAGCCGATCCGAGTCTGTGTGTCCAATCAAGATCAGGCACTTTTCTGGTTCAGGCTCGTGATCCAACCACCATAAAAATGTCCACATGGAGCTTTGCATGCTGCCACCGGCAATTCCAAAGTTTTCCATGGGTACACCGTAGTGTTGTGCTACCAGCCCCAGAAAGTTGTGACTGTCACGATAGACATTGTTTTCATACAAACATGGGTGTGCATCTGGGTCCCGGCGTTGCAATTCAGGATCCAGCAACTCGTCACCAAACATCCAGGAATCACCAAACCCTACAATTTTTTTAAATTTCATCTGACTAATATACTTGTTACGGCTCCGGTGTTGATACTTATTGCCGCCACCTGATTGGTGGCCGGGTTGAGCACATATCCTGTTCCGCCGTTTATAACATTTATGGCAGATACTGAGGTGCCAGTAATTACTGCTTCAGCAACGGCACCTGCACCCAGCCCTATGATGTTGACTCTGGGTGGGGCTAGATATCCGTAACCACCTTGATTCACAGTGATAGAAGTGATCACACCATTTGCTCCGTAGGCTGTGGCTGTGGCCATCTGAATCTGTGGTGTGCCAGGATATGAGTCGAGACTTAGACGCAGCAAGGGATGATATCCGGGCACTGTGATGGGTTCTGTTCCGGTGCGATTGTAGTATTGATATATGTCCGAAACATCTGTAAAGGTTGATTCGTAATTTTGTGCTGCCTGTGCCTTGATGTTGCCTGTGTAATGATCCATTTCCAACTGAAATGTGGTCAGGCTTGCACCTGTGGTTGGCACAAAACTCGAATATCTTTGAGGATTTGCGTTGATATTTCCTGGTGGCGGGTTGAGTGCCCAGTCAGGATAGTTGCCCTGCAACACAGGATTTATGTACACCTCTGGACCATAAATGGTAGGAATGCTTAGTAGGCCGCTGGGCACAAACTGTGGCTGCACAGAATCTACAATGTCCACGTCAGCACGGGCCAGGGCCTGCGCATCCACAAACACTGCTTCAACTAGATCACCGCTGGCACGTTCAATTGCATAACTGGACGGTTCTGCAGGAAACTCTGTGGTTTCTGCTGCACTGAGTGTTACCTTGGCACGACCAAATTGAGCATTGATTATGACCATTTCTTTTTCGATCAACTGTTGATTGCCAGCTAGATTGATCAGTCTAAACTTCAGTGCCGACCCTGTGATATTCACAGGTTTTTGATCTTGATTCACAAACTCAAACAAGATCACATTATCAACACCTTTGTTGACAGTTAATTTTTTTGCATACACAGGATCCCACCTCCGGTCAAAATAAGCGCCGCTGGTATCTACTAATAAAATTCGCTGAACTTGTTGATAAAGATAAACAGGGGTTGAATACATAGGACGCTCCAAACAATATTTACCTAAGGAGCCTTGGTATAAATATCCAAACTAATACTATATGGGCAAAGACTTATTTCAAAAACTAGCTGACAAATATCCGTTTATCACCTTGTGCGTTTACGCCAGCAATGAATATGTGGGGATTGTACAAAACAGAGATGATGTTATCACCACCATCTATGACTTTGGAACTGTCAAAGATTCGGAACAAAAAAGGCGTTATCTTGATCTGGCCAACACCTGGTGGTGGGAAAGCAACAGAAGCATTCCTATAAACATATTCCTGCGTGGAGAATGGGACGAATTTCGCCTGTGCCTTCGCACATTTGTCAACAAAGATCTGGAAATACTGCACGGTCCTGTGTGCAGCCTAAATGACATTGCTCGCAGAAAAGGCAAACGCAAATCAATTACTCTTGTGAGACGCCTAGACTAACAGATTCATATGCAAGGCTACCAGAGCCGCATAACCTAGAGCATGTGCTTTTTTGAATGTGTATCCGCGACTGGCATCACCATTCCAGACTGAATCAAACACCGCAGGCCAATCCAACCCCTGTAGGTGTGCCTTGCCCGGGCGTATGATTGATATAAATGCAGCCATTCTAGGTATGCTGTCAGGTCTCATGGTCGCCAGCAAGTGTCCATAATTGCCCACGTGAACCAACTGCTTGGCCCATTCAGGATCTTGCCATAGTCTGGTCCAGGGTGGTGTGGCCGCAAGCACAGCGTCGTAGTGTTCGGGACTCTGAATCAACTGATACACACTCATGTTCAAGAAATCCAGTTTGAAGTAGCCACGAACTTCTGCTGACTCGTAGTCTATGGCAGCACAGTGATTCACAGGATCTTGTGGAATGTCTGTGACATACACTCCTGAATTGTGACGTCTAGGTCTACCATCTGTGATCTGCCGTGCAGGTGTTGAGCTGCTCTCTCTTGTGCCATCTTTTTTATTGCCCAGGCAAGTGCTTCGTCGGCCATGGCGGTAAGACCCACGCTAGAGCTGCCGCCCAAGGCGAGCCAGGCATTGCCATCATACACTTGCGTTTGATTGTTGTGGTATCGCACTAGGCCTGCACTGGCAGCACCGGGACTGATGTATGGTCCATTAACAGAGCTTGTTACTGTGATGTATGGACTTGTGCCGTAAATGTTGGTGATCATGTTACCATCCTGCTTGTTTCAAAATGTTCTTGGCATAGGCCTGATCCTGGGGTCTATCCTGAAATCGCTTTTGCCAGGCATCGCTGTCAATATAAGGCCATATCATACTGACCTGTGTGGCATCTAGTTCACTCAGAAACTTCTGCCCCGATTCACTATTGTAAATTACCCAGGCACTTATTCTACCTGCTGTTACAGCATAGCACAACACATTGGCATTGCCATACCGCATGCAATCATGTGCAGGGCTGGCGTTTTTTTCTGACCAGTCTATACCAAACTCTATGGCTCGTGTGAGTGCATCATCCACTGCTTCTACCTTTAGATGATCCACCAGGTACTCTGTGTACACCTTGTCACTGCACCAGTGATCAATCTTGCGATTGTTCTTCAACAGCCAGGCCATGAATCTTTCCGGATTGATCACTCGAGTGTTCACACAGTAGTGCCCAAACTTCACAAACGCACGATAGTAACTGCTTTCACAAAAGGTATCGTGTGACTTGTTTCTGGCTGATCCTGCCATGTTTTCATAAAAGCGAATGTAGGCTTGAAATCCCAGTCTTGGCCCCGGCTCGTCACGCTCGCGACGCCGACGTTTGGGTTCACACATGTGCGCTTGAATAGAGGTCTCCCTCACAAACTCTTTTTTGCAGTATTCACACACATGGGTCATGCTGATTACTTTGTGGTATTACCCGAGTCTCGATTGTATGCGTCTAGTTCTTTTTGTGTGACCAATTGTGCCATTACGTCAATCTCGTCATCCTTGTAGGTGGGATATATTTCCATCAAGGCTCGGCGCTTGGCACCGAGCCCTGCGACTTTTTTCTTGGGGGCAATCCAGGGATGCCGCATTGTGCCCATGCCTGGACTCATTGCAGTAGCACACAGCCATTGCAGTTTGGGATGGCGGCCTATGTCAAAAAAGTGTTTGTTGAGATAGTGGTTGCAGCTCTGCACATAGTATTCTTGCAGTTCCTGAGCACCGTCCACTGCCGAACCCCAGCGCAACATTAAAAATGTCGAGAATTTCTTGCGCTCATCTGAATCAAGTTCATCATAGAAGCCTCTGTTCTTGACGTCCAGTTGGCGCATCTCGTTTGAAATGTGTAGTTTATCCATGTATTCTTTCAAATTGATATATAGGGCATCCTACTTTTTGACTCAAAGTTCCTGGCAAAATCTGTTTCATATGCAATCGATAACCAAGATTGGTCATGGCTGTTACTATGATGTCTTCATCGATTGTTATCACAATTCCACAAGTCTTTCTGTCTGAAACTGTGTGTCGCATACCCGGATCATTGACCAATTCTTTAGTCCATTTAAAAATTTGTCCAGGGTTGTCAAGCAAGATAGTCTGAGGATTGCACTGATTGATCAATTCTTCCAGCATCAGCAACGGTGCATGACTATGATAAATCACTCCCATGACTATGGCCACATCCACATACCCAACTTGATTCAAATCATAATGCATATCTCCAAGCAACACCTTGCATGATTTTAATTTGGGATTTAATCGAAGCCGATCGACTGATTGTTTTCTTGCTTCGATCAGGGTAAGTTGTCGAGGCTGATGGTTCATGATTCTCTCACTTATCCATCCGTCAAACGGCCCAATTTCCACTACAGATTTATCTCTGCACACATGTAAAAAATTATCATCAATGTACTGCCAGGTATCCTGTCCCGGAACGTTAGCGACATTGACAAAATTTAAAGGATCAGTCACGAGGTCTTGCTCAGTTGATAAATCATTATAGCACGTTCCAGAGCATCTTGTAAAGTGGGATTGGTCCGGGCCGTTCGCCGAATATCTCCCCACATTTTATCTTCCTGTATATGATCATACACGGGTCTACCATTATTGGTTCTGGGATCATAATCCTGGCCCACCACTGTGCGAGCAAGTTCGCCCACACGTCTGGAATACACAGTATCTTCCACACGCTCGTAGATCAAGGGCACACCAGGCACAAGGCTACCCATATTGATACCCGTACTGAACATGTGCCCAACGCAGGAATCGTTCTAGGCCTTCGCGATCTTCAGGATAGCTTTCTAAAAACAGTCTAGCCAAGCGATTGATTGTTACAAATACTTCAGGTTCTGTATAGGGCATAAGTTACCAGGCCTTGTTGTAGTCAACTATTTCGCAGTTGCGGCTGACGTCTTTTACAAAGTATACACAATCAGGTTGTTCAGCATCGTTGATGGGCACACACAGCATCTGTCCATTCTTGAGTTTGGGTGCATACCAAGATACTTCTTGATAAACGTCAATGATCTCAATGGGTGGAAAACTGGGCCTAA